ACAGTCACCTGTTCCTGGACCAACAGCCACTAGGCCACGCTCTACTGGACATTCTCCAATGTCACCAGCAGACATGTTTAGTGTTTGAGATCCTTGCTTGATGCCTGTAACACCTGCACCAGTAGTAGTTAGGTCGTCGTCTTTACCAGCCAACGAGAACAGCAAGTTCTCTAGTGTTGCCTCAGCAAAAGCAGTGTTCAGGTTAACCTGCATACCCTGCTTGTATAGCTTTGCAACGTCAAGAACCTGGTCAACCTGTACCTCACCAAAATCTGGCTGGAACTGTAGCTCTAGACCATTCATTGTGTAACCAACGTTACGGAATGCTGCAGAGTCAGCTAGGGTTTCACGGTATGTTCCCGTTGTGTTTCCAACAGATCCTTCAACTTCGTAAGCTGGAAGACCTGCGTCTGTCAATACTCCTGCTTCGTATGTGAACAAAGCAGCTGCACCAACGATAATGTTAGTGCTTGTACCTCTTGTATATGCCATTTATTTCACCTCTTCTTTTTATAGATAATAGGCGTGTTTCCTCATTCATAAGTATAACAGCCTTTTTAAATCATCATTATTTAACAAATCTAAACAGAGTATGTGGTTCAATGTCTGAGCCTAAAAAGCTACAATCTATTACCCTAGGATCAACGTACCAATCCTCAAAGTTTGACACGTTGTGAGCAACTATCTTGTAGCCATGACTGAGCAGAAAGTCGTAGGCCTCTGCTTGATACTTATCATTGTCTCCACCTACATATCTGTCATGCTCAAAGGTAATTACTGAATATCGGTAATTCATAGGCATGTTTAATAAAGCTTTCAGGCTTTGCTGAGCTGGCTCGATGTCAACCTGTAAATAATCAATTTGCTTTGGCCATTTGTTTTTAATAAAATAGGGCAGCAAATCGTAGGTTGTCGCATCTACTGCTAAGCAGGGGTTTCTTCTAGACTCATTGTAAAGATCTGCCCTGTTTTGAATTATCTCTAGGGACACTCCAGACCAGTTATATTCAGTTTCTAACAGATAGGTGTTTGAATCCTTGGTAGCGTGATATCCACCAATTTCAACGTAGTAGCCATTTCTTTTTTCTTTTAGCTGGTTTAGCACAAATGATTCCTGGGCCGCCTGACTATTACTGTTTGGGATTATTTCCATTAACATCTTATTTTATGCGGGATAAACGCTTTTCCTCAAAATTAAGTACATCAGCTTATTTTAAATAATCTCTTTTGTGACTAATCTTGCTTCTGGAGACCAGTCTGAACTAGTCAGATCTGTCTTTTGGTGATAGTCATACTCGATAATGATCTTGTTACCGCCATAAGTTCTAGCTGTTCCGAAATCAATAATGTCTCTGGACTCTTCTAGCTGATACACCTTAAAGTTATGGAAATAAAACATGTTGTCGATTAGGTCTGGGTTTTGCTGAGTTCCTAGATTTACCTGCCTATTTGATGCCCAGTTATTAACTTCTTGGGCAGTTTCATCTCCACGATCCATAAGCCTCAATACCTGCTCTTGAATCTGAACCATCTTTTCAATGGGGTTTTCTCCGTTGGCGTAAAAGTAATACATTACCTGCTCACATTTTATGTGAGGAAAACTTTTCCTATTCATTTTGATTAGTCTATCCCAGGTAGCCATTGTTCCCCCTGTTGGGAAATATGATGTCAGGTCGTTGATTGTTGATGGCAAGGTTGGGAAGAAGGGAGTATCCAAACTAGTGCCTTCTAGAATCTTGCTTTGTAAGTATTTGTTTACCCATAACACTGGTGTGTTTAGTAGTGAATCATTAGCCAATCTTATTTACCCCCGCATTTGCTATCCATTTGTATCCAGTAGATGTTCCAGCAGACTTTCCCAGCCTCTTGCCTTTACTTAAATTCTTTTTATAAGCTACTGGATTTTCCAGGTAAGCCGCAATACCACTTGTTCTTAAAAAGGCTTGAGTAAAATACTTGTTAAAGAAATTATCAAAAACCTGTTCAAACTGGCCTTCTGCCTGTCCTCCAGGATTTAAAACAGTTACTGGGGTTTTTGTAAAAACTTCTTCTCCGTTATCTGTAAACCTTAATGCTTGAGATTGTTTTGGTGCTATGGTGACTGGGATTCCCTCTTCCATAATTCTTGCTTTGTCATAAAAGGGTTCTCTAGAACCATTTTGAATTGTTTTAGATTGTCTAAACGAAGAATTAAATGAAAGACCAAGATTGCTAACAGTATAGACAATATCGTATAGCCTTCCGCTAGGACTACCTGTCTTATTCCACTCATAAACATGATGCAAAATTGATGGATTTACCCTTGCGTTAGAGTCTATATATCCTTTTAACAATTCTACAGTCTGAAGACCAAGGTTTTTTAAAAGATCTTGCTTTCCTAACTGAACTCCGTCCAAAAACCCAATAGAGTAATCCATCATGTTTTTCATATCTTTATTAAATTTTCTAGTGTCAAATTTTGTTATCATAGGTCTGCAGCCTGATTCTCTGATCTACGAACAACAACCTTGTAGTATTCTACTGAGCCAAACGGCCCTATAAAAGGTTCGACAGTTGCTACCTCAAACAGGGTAGACTTTCCAGCTCTTGGTCCCGCTGTCTCTACAAAAACCTCATTAAGATTTCTGTCCTTTATGTTAGTAACAATAATGTTTGTGATTGAATTCTGAACATCTTCATTTGAAAACCTAATGTCTGTCTTAACTCTGCCAAGCATTATGCTATCCTGAGTAATGTTTGCATTTGGCTTTATATCTTCTTTCCAAGCGGTGCCAGCAGAGTTAAAGTTACAAGCAATCGTCCTATCGTGAATCCAATTCTTTTTTACGTTACCGTAGGCACCCTGGTCAACAATAGGGTAGTAGATATCTGCAAGCATTGGGAAAAGTATTGATGGATTTTCGCAGGTAGCCATTATAAGACCCCAAGTCTAGTAATAGACTTAGCATACTTTGAAAGTATTTTGTCTACTAGGATGTTTCCTGTTCCCTCGAATACCCTGCTGTCAAACTGTAGTCTAAACTGGTCTGTGTTATAGGCAGAAATATATCTTTGGTAGTAGTCATTTCTGCCACACTTAATGTCATCAATGAGCAGGGTTGCTGCTCTAACGATGTCTGAAGGCACTGCAGAGTATCCTACCTCTAAGACAAACTTGTAATCGTATCCATTAGGAAAGCCTCGTAGCGGCGGTAGGTTGGCGTCTACAAGGTCTGAACCAGCTGCTGGCAAAATTAAGGGAGCCTGCTCGTTTCTGTTAACTCTGTCTGCAGCAACCTCTGTGATTGCAGTTTTATCTTTAGTTATTTCATAGGTGCGGTCTGTAACTAACTCATTGTTTTCGTATACATTTAAAATTCTTTTTGCATCCCCCCATAGAGGAATATAGTCTGCTCCAAGACCCACCACCTCTAAGGTTTTCTTTTTGTAATAAAAGCCTTCTGGAATAACCGAGTCAATAACTGCTCTTGCAATTTCCTCATACTTAGCGTATTCTGCAGTTTCTGAGGCAGTTGTGCCAAGAGTTGATGGAACTACATATGGCCTAACAATTTCATATGTTTCATCGTGAATGGCATCTCCAGATGCATCTGTAATTACAACACGATAATCTGTATCATATTTACCAGATAGGCCTATTGTCCAAACATAGTTTGCATTGTCTGTTACGGTTTTTGTTGTAGAAGAAAGGTCTGCCAGATCGGTGATTGTTGCCACAAAAGCTTCGTTTGAAACATAGGCAGTAGGGATCGTAAATGTAATATTTACGTCTTGATATGGCAGAACCCTTAAAATTTCCATTAAATTCCGTACTCTCCAGCAACTTCTTCTGGGGTTGCAATTCTAATGTGGTTGCGTGTTGCCCACTTATCTGCAGCTTGTCTTGTCACAATGTTGTATCCCTTGGAAACCTGACCGACTCCAGACCAAGTAACATTTTTTGTAGAGTAAATTGCAACTGTATTTTTTTCCTTAGATACTTTAGAATTAACCGCCTCTTTTTTCTCTGCACTGGCTGAGCCAATTACATTTTCTTCATTAGAGGTAACAGATAGGTTTGGGCTAGTAGCCATCTTATCTGAAGAGATTACATCATTACGTTCTTCTTGAGCCTTTACGGCTTCTTTATATTTTTCTACAAGTTGATGTGGAATTAAGGCTTCTCCGTCTTCTAACTTAGCAAGAGGTATATCTTTAAATTCTGAATTATTGTTTTCGGACATTCTTATCTCCTTCTTTACCTTTAATTATAACAGATATTAGAAAAGGGAGCAGGAGATTTTACTCTCCTGCCCCCTTTTAGTAGGTTGCGTTAGACTTTAGGAATCGCTACCGTTTGCGTCAGCGAACGCAATTGCGTCCTCTTCTTCCCACTGAATACCAAAACGTACGAATACGGTGTACTCAATGGTGTCCTTCTTAGGAACATACTGACGGTTAACAGTGATGTCTCTCTGGAAACCCCATACACGGTTCTGTGGGAATGTAAGGTCTACATATCCTGCAGGGTAGTAAGGAACTTCCTGAACATCGATGCCTAGAACACGGGTAGTGCGAGCACCACCGAATGTCTGGCCCTGGCCGTCAAGGTAAGCCTGGGTATTAGCCTGGGTGTTACCGTTCTGACCTAGTGCCTCAGCAATTGCATCTGATAGGGTTCCGTTGTTCTTAACGATTCCCTGGAATGCGTCTGTACCAGCGTAGAACTTAAGATTGCTCTTAAGTGCACGGTACTTCCTTGGCAATGCAAGAATAATCTTCTGCATTACGTCTGGAGTCCATGCGTTGTCTGCAACTGTTACAACTGCTTCGTGTGCATCTCCTGTTGTGGCCTTGTTAACGAATCCGTCCATAATGGATAGGAATGCGTCTGAGCCAGTACCAGTACCGTTGATTGCTAGATCCTCGATGTCATTTGCAAATGCATTTGTCATCAAACGAACTAGGTGATCCTCTAGAGCACCACCTTCAACGTTGTCTTCTAGTGCTTCAGCTGAAACTTCCCAGTCCAGACGAATCTTCTTGGTAGAAAGTTCGACCTTTGAGAATGTTGCACCTGTGTTTGTGTATACGGCATCAGCCTGAGCTGCTGCACGAATAACACGTTCGCCTACGTTAACTTTTTCAAGTTCCATAGAGTTGGCTCGCATAGTTACACGACGACCATCTTTGGCGAGAATAGTGGCGTCCCATACGTAGTCAATAAAACGACGTGCCTGTTCAGGGCGTAGGATACCGCTTGCCGCATCACCCGAAGGATTTACGGCATTTGGACCACTTGTTACTCCTAGTGTTGCTGTTGGGATGTTGCCCAGTGTGTCTGCACCTGGGTCAGTTACACCACCAATTCCTCCAGACGCAAATG